GCTAGTAACTATACTTTACTTAGACGTGGAAAACGAAAAGATTACTTTACTTCTGCCCTTCCATGGCCTCAAAAAGGCGCTGCCGTAACACTTCCTTTAGGAGGTACAGCACCTATTAAATATAGTACAAATATTTATCCTGGTACTAACTTTGATGGAAAGTTGGTCGTTGCTGATGGTACTACTACTGGCAACAATATGGCGTATGGAAATACGGCTAATACTTATACAGGAGTAATGAATAATGCATCTAATCTTTATGCGGACTTATCTGCTGCAACCGCTGCAACGATTAATCAATTACGTCAATCCTTTCAAATCCAAAAATTGCTGGAGCGTGATGCTCGTGGCGGTACTCGTTATACTGAAATTGTACGCTCACATTTTGGTGTTATTTCTCCTGATGCTCGCTTACAGCGTCCCGAGTACATCGGGGGTGGATCAACCAATATTAATATTAATCCGATCGCTCAGACGTCGGGTACTAATGCTAGTGGAACTACTACCCCTATGGGCACACTTGCTGCTATGGGTACTGCCTTGGCTCATAATCATGGCTTTACTTATTCAAGTACTGAACATGGTGTAATTATCGGATTGGTATCAATCCGTGCTGACCTTACATACCAGCAAGGACTTGCTCGTATGTGGAGCAGATCAACACGTTACGACTTTTATTTCCCAGCCTTTGCAACATTAGGCGAACAAGCCGTATTAAACAAGGAAATTTATGTTACAGGTAATTCTGGGGACGATGATGTATTTGGCTATCAAGAACGCTGGGCAGAATACCGATACTATCCTAGCCGCATTTCAAGTTTGTTCCGTTCTACTGCTGCTGGAACTATTGATGCCTGGCATCTTGCCCAAAAATTCACTACTACACCTACGTTGAACACAACGTTTATACAAGACACACCACCAGTGAGTCGAGTAGTAGCAGTGGGTTCAGCTGCTAACGGACAACAATTTATTTTTGATAGCTTTTTTGATTGTAAAAAAGCACGTCCAATGCCAATGTACAGCGTACCTGGCTTAATCGATCATTTCTAATATGAAATTCGGTGATGCCATTGGTGGAATACTGGGCTTTGTAGGCCAGCAACAAACCAACCAAAAAGCATGGGATATTGCTCAGTCTGCAAATGCAGCAAGTGCTGAGCAAGCTATGCGGCAAATGGATTTTCAAGAACGTATGCGTGCAACTCAATACCAAACTGCTGTTGAAGATATGCAAAAAGCTGGGTTAAATCCCATGCTTGCATATCAACAAGGTGGAGCGGGTACCCCAAGCGGAGCAATGGGGCAGGTGTCCACTGCTAAAGTAGGTAATGCAATAGGATCAGCATTACAAGGCTATCAAACACTGGCTATGAATAATGCGGATTTAGATCTTAAAGACGCAACAACAAAAGGGACTGCAGCGCAGACTATAAAAACAGAGGCAGACACGATTAAAACGGCTGCCGATATTGGTTATACGCTTGAAAATACAAAGTTAAACCAACAACAAAAAACAAATTTAGAAGAGGCTTTAAAGAAAATTAGTCAAGAAATTGTCAATTTACGTGCCTCTGAAAGATTAACTACTGCTCAAACTAGGAATGTGCAAGAAAATATTGCACCATCACCCGATCCATTTTGGTATCGGGATACTAAACGTATGTTTAGTAAAGGTAAACAAGCAATTGATACAACAATTGAAAAATCTTATAAGTCTGGTAAAGACTGGGCGAAGAAAAAATATCAACAATTTACTGGAGGTAAATAATGAGTAAAAACACTGTTTTTTTACGTACACCATATAACTATGATAGAGATGCTGCAACTAATGAGTCAGGTTTGGCTTGTGAGGAGCCATCCCTGGCTCAGCAGCATTTCAAAGACGAATGTGATATTAATAATATCCTTCGTCAATTTAACATTACAGGGCTTTTACCTGAAAGCCCATTATCGCCACGTTATGGCGATTTCACCGGTATCGGTGATTACCATACGGCCTTGAACCGCGTAATCGCGGTTCAAGACGAATTTGAGGCATTACCAGCCGAAATTAGGGCTCGGTTCGGTAACGATCCAGCCCAATTAATCGAATTTTTAGAAAATTCGGAAAATCGACCAGAAGCCGAGGAACTCGGATTGGTCGAAAAAGCAGCTGCCGAAGTCGCTGAAGCTGCCAAAAACACCCCTGAAAAGGTGGCCGAATAGGCCATAGCACAGTTACTCTACTTGATGTAACTGTGCTAGGTGACACCAAACCCACAAATGCACAAAAAAAAAGGAGCTCTAAAAATGATGTATAGAAAACCTGTAAATAAACGGCGTTCTGCTCGTTCTTTTAGAAAGAACGCAAAACGTACTAAATCTGCAAACATGGCTAAATCTCCACAACGTGGAGGCTGGAGGCTCTAAAAAAGCCCCCAGGCACCTCACATGCCTTGTTATCACCCAATAAGTGCATATCAATGCACTGATGGATCAATAGTCTTTTCGGAATTGAAAAGACATGACATATCACGCTCCTTAAATTTACCCTGCGGCCAATGTGTTGGCTGCAGGCTAGAACGCTCACGACAGTGGGCAATTCGATGCATGCACGAATCCCAAATGCATGAAAAAAACTGCTTTATAACCCTCACATATGACGATAACCATCTCCCAAGCGATAGATCATTACACTATAGAGACTTTCAGCTCTTTATTAAAAGATTACGAAAACGGTATCCTGGACGAAGAATACGTTATTACATGGCTGGAGAATATGGTGAAAACTTTGGCCGTCCGCATTGGCACGCCTGTATCTTCGGACTCGATTTCGATGATAAGAAGCTATGGAAACGGACTTCCGCTAATAGTCTCTTATATAGATCCCAAGACCTTGAACTACTCTGGCCATTTGGTTATTCCTCCATTGGAGACGTTACTTTCGAATCCGCAGCCTACGTGGCTCGATACATTATGAAAAAAGTAACAGGAAAAAACGCACATGAGCATTACACAGAGATTGACCCTGAATCAGGGGAAATCACTACACGTAAACCCGAGTTTACGAAAATGAGCCTTAAGCCTGGTATTGGTTACGAATGGTATAAAAAATACACTTCCGATGTGTATCCTCACGATTACGTTGTAATTCGTGGAAAAAAAGTCAAACCTCCAAAATACTATGACAAAAATTATAAAATTGACAATCCCTACGAGTTTGACGAACTACTTTACTTCCGAGAAAAGTCTGCTAAACTAAACTATGAAGATAATACGCCTGACCGTCTACTTGTAAAAGAACAAGTAGCGCAGGCAAAACTTCAAAAACTTAAACGTAACCTCACTTAAGGATATTCCTCATGAAATTAGTACTATGCTCTGTAAAAGACCGTGCAGCTGATGCTTACGGTCGACCAATGTTCGTACCCTCTGTAGGTGTTGCTATTAGGAGCTTTAGCGATGAAGTCAACCGAACTGATAATGATAACCAGTTGCATAATCATCCTGATGACTTCGATTTATATGAGTTAGGCGAATTCGATGACAACACAGGATTATTTGCTTTACACGAACAACCAAAACTACTATCCTTAGGGAAACAGGTAAAAATACCTAAGGAATGAATTAAACAAGCCGACTCAAAGGTTTTATCTTTGGGTCGGAATAAACTAGGGAGCTAAAAAAATGCATCGTAATCAATCGGTAGATGTACACCAATTTACTATGATTCCTAAGGCCGATATACCTCGGTCTTCATTCGATTGCCAATCGACACATAAAACAACTTTCGATGCTGGGTATCTTGTACCCGTATACGTAGACGAAGTGCTCCCAGGCGATACATTTCGCCTAAATATGACTGCATTTGCTCGTTTGGCGACACCCCTTTATCCAATTATGGATAACATGCATCTTGATTCTTTCTTTTTCTTTGTCCCAAATCGTTTAATTTGGAACAATTGGCAAAAATTTATGGGTCAACAAGAGAATCCATCAAGTTCGATTTCTTATGTTGTACCCCAACAAGTATCACCAGCTGGTGGATACGCTATAGGATCATTACAAGATTACATGGGATTACCGACCGCAGGTCAAGTCGCAGCAGGTCAAACTGTATCCCATTGTGCATTTTGGCCACGTGCTTATAACTTAATATATAACGAATGGTTTAGAGATGAAAATCTACAAAATTCTGTTGTCGTTGATCTTGATGATGGCCCTGATACTGTTAGTGACTATACTTTACTTAGACGTGGAAAACGAAAAGATTACTTTACTTCTGCCCTTCCATGGCCTCAAAAAGGCGCTGCCGTAACACTTCCTTTAGGAGGTACAGCACCTATTAAATATAGTACAAATA